GATCAGGTAATCCGGCTGGGTGGAAAAGGTCTTTTTTGCCAAATCCATACTCATGTTCTTTCTCCTCCTTTACTGCTTCTTGCCCATGGACTTGATCGCGTCCATGAACTCGTCCTGCTTGCCCACACCGCCGCCGGTGCCGCCGTCGTTCTTCACGCCGCCCATGCCGCTCTTGTCGGCATCGGCCTTTGCTCCGTTGAGCCATGCGTTGCCGCTCTCCTTGGCAGCTTTCATCATGGCCACAGCGTACTCGCTGGCGCTCACCGGCTTTGTGAACTTGGCCTCGTTCGTCAGCGCCTCGCTGCCGGACAGGGCCATGTCCTCGATGTCGTGGATGCGCTGGCGCTCGTCGCTCGTCGCTTTGTTCGCCGCCGCCTCCTCGATTTCATTGACCAGTGCGGGATAGGCCCCGCGCAGGTCGTCCACGGTCTTGATCTCGTTTGCCATGTTCGTTACCTCCTTATGGCATTTGTTATTTACAGAGCAGGAGGCGGGAGCTGCCTTGCTGCTTTGTACAAAGTTGGGTGCCTTGTCGAAAGGCAGGTGTGTGTTGACGCTGTTGACGAACAGTAGCCCGTCCCGGTTTTCGATCACCGTGCCGTCCGCCTCGTCCGTCAACTCGTCGATAAAGCCGTTTTCCTTTGCCTGCGCCGCCGTCCACCAGCTTGTCTCGTCCATCCATCCGGCCACCTCGTCCTTATCTCTGCCTGTCTTTTTCACATACAGGCCCACGATGCTTTCCCGGATGGCGTTCATCGCCTCGATGTACTTCTGCAATTCCTCGGCGTTGTAGTAGCCGTAAGCGCCCATGCGCACCGGATGCACCATGTAGGTGCTGTCGTTTGCGGCGATCACCTTGCCGCAGTGGCAGGCGACGATGGTTGCCGCGCTGGCACACAGGCCGTCGATCTTCGCCGTCACCGCCGCCGGGTGCTGTTCAAGCTGGTTGCCGATGGCCTGCGCTGCGAACACGTCGCCTCCGCCGCTGTTGATGCGCACCGTGATCTCGTCCAGCGCTCCCAGACCGGCCAGCTCCTCCGCAAACTGCTTCGGGGTCACCTCGTCGCCCCACCAGCTCGTCTGCGAAATGTCGCCGTAAAGCAGCAGCTCTACCTTGTTTCCTGCCTGATTGCAGAATTTCCAGAATTTCTTGTTTTCGGGCATTTCTGTTTTCCTCCTATTCTCCTGCCGTCTGCGCTTTTCCGATCTCGTCCACCTCGCGCTTGCGCTTAGCCTCCGTCACGCGCAGTTTGATGTTGCGGTTGTAGTCCCCGCCGGTCATTTGCGCCGTCTCCTCCTGCGCCGTGCTGAAACCGGCATCCACTCGCTTGATGGCGGCATCCACCTCCTGTACGGGGTTCAGGTTCGTCCGTGCCGGGCCGTTCCACGCGCAGGCCGTGTACGCCTTGCGCCGCGCCGGGTCGGTGAAAAAGCCCGGCGCGTGGATACGCCCACGGGCGACCGCCTCTGCGAACCACTCCTCATAGACCGGCTGGCAAAAATCGTCCGTGAACCAATCCCGCTGCATACTACAGGTGCGCCAGAACTCGTTGAGTGCGCCGCGAGCCGCCGAATAGCTGGTGGTGAACTGCTTCATCATCACTTCCGGCGGTATCTCCAGCCCCGCGCCGATCAGGCGGATGGTTGCGTTCGTGAAGTCGTCGTACCCGGTGTTTGGGTGCTTCGGGTCTGCAAACTGCACCTCTTCGCCGGGGTTCAGGTCAATGATGGCCCCCGGCCCCAGCTCGATGCTGCTCTGGTCGGCGTTGTCGATCAGCTCCTCCGCCGGTATCATTTCTCCAAACGGTCTGCCGTCCGACGGGTTTTGTGACTTCACAAACACCGTGAACATGGCGCTGATCACCGCTGCCGTGATCTCCGCGTCCGTGTAGCGTCCAAGCTGTTTCAGGCTCTCCAGCACAGGGGCCAACAGGGGAACGCCTCTCCGCTGGCCGATGCGCTCGCGGCTCATGATGTGCAGCACGTTCCGCCGCCCGGTTGTATCGCCGTAGGCTTCCACTCTTTGCCACGTCAGCCCCGCCGCGTCCACGGCGCTGTTGTTGCCCAGCGGATGCCGGTTGCATATCCAGTAGGCTGTCACCATACCGTCCGCGTCGGTCTCCACGCCCTGCACGATGTTCTGTACCTCGTAGCCCTGCACCGTGCATGGCATCAGCCTGTCAAAACCGTCCGGGCTGCATACCCGGTCTGCCTCGATCAGCCGCACACGCAAGTCATACGGCACTCCCGCCTGATGCTTCATTGGCAGCAGGGCGATGGTGTCGCCGTTCATCAGGTAGCTCAAAAAGGCGAGCTGCTGGAGCTGATAGAAGTTGTCCATTCGCTCTGCGTCGCATACCGGCGTGTCCGCCCACAGGGCGAACTCCCGCACAATCTGCGCTTGCAGCTTCTCCGCCGCCGCCTCGTCCAGTCCCAGATAGTCGCTGTCGAGCTGCGGCGCAGGCATCAATCCGCCCGCCACCACGTTCGTCCGCATGGTTTTCAGCGCCGCCGTGGCTGTTGGGATGCCCATGTAAGCGTCTCGGCTCCGCTGCCGCAGAATGTCGATGTTGTCCTCGATGTCCTCCTTGGCGCTGCCGCCGTGGTACATCCAGCCTCTCATGCTCTTTTTCGTCAGGTTGGCTCCGTAGTTGCCGTACCCGCTGTTGATCACGCTCAGTGCGGCCCTCGCCGCCGCCCGCTTCGCCGCGTGGATGGGAGCCACGGCCATGATTGCCCGGTCAAGGATATTCGGTTTCTCCATGCGCTCCCTCCTCACACGTCGCGGGCCACGGCACGATAGGCGCGGTTTCGTCCGCCGTGCTTATCCTCTGCCTCTGCCTCGGCCAGCTTTCCGGCCCAGTATTCCATTTCCTCCCGTACCTGCTTCAAGTCAGCTCGCGTCAGCATACGGCTGCCGATCTGATAGCTCTGGCCGGTGGCGATGGCCTCCTCCGCCGCCAGCCATGTGTTCAGTTTCTTTTGGCACACTTCTTTCGTAAAGACTGCCAATTAAATCCCTCCTCGCCTCCGGCGGCCCGCCGGACGTTTTCTGATGGGCTTTGCGATCTCGCCCTCCTGCAAAATAGGGTTGGCGATCTCCAGCGCCGCCGTAGCGTAGTTGCGCAGGTCAAGCGGCTCGTTGCGCTTGTGCTTGCTGTCTTTCAGCTCCCACGCCACAACGCTTCTGCCCTTGCGCCAGCGCACCACCATTTTCTCGGCTGTCAGGCCGATAAAATACTGCTCGTCATAGCCCGCTTCCTCATTGAGCGGGAAGTGGCAATAGTTCGGCCCCTTGGTCTCGTGCCGCAGTCGTTGATACAGCAGTGCCTTTCCCGCGTCCACGCCGATGATGAACAGCGGCGTTTTCACGCGGTTGTTGGTGGTGGGGTTTCGGATATACGGCACATCCGCGCCGCCCTTGCCTTTGATCGACCATATCTTTCGCTCCCACCGTTCCGCCGTGAAGCGGTACACCTGATCTGTGTGGTGGCCGCCGGTGTCGATGCAGGCGCTCATGATGTGCAGCACCGTCCCGTTCTCTTTCTTGAAGCCCCCCAGCAGGAAATTATCGAGGTCTTGCCATACCTGCTCTTTCAGCATATCGCCGTATATCTTCTGGTAGCGGATGCCCCAGCTCTCCTTGCCGATGCCCCAACCGACCACCTCTACCTCGAAGCGGTCATCCTGCACGTCCACACCGGCTGTCAGAACCAGCACTCCCTCCGGCACGTCCGCATCGTACAGCTCCCGCCGGTTCAGCAGCGCGGCATCCTCCACCTGCTCGCCCTGCTCCTCCCACGTTTCGCCCAGCTCCGTGTTCACCCAGACTTTCATGCCCTCCGGGTTTCCCTGATCGAGCTGCTCCTTTGCCACAAGGAATTTCTGCACGATCTCTTTCCATGAGCAGAACGTTGAGGCCAGCGTATTCAGGTGGAAGCCCCGCGCCTCCGCGCCGGGGTTCTCCGGCACAAAGCGACCGCGCTTGCTTGCCTGCTTCCACTTGTATTCTCCGTTCACTACACCGCAGCGCTCGCACTTATACAGCACCTCGCCCTGCGGGTCGTCCTTGTCAAATACCACGTTGGCCCACACGAGGGGTTGATACTCCCCGCACTCCGGGCATGGCACGTTCCATTCCTCCCGCGTGGACTGGTTGAACTCCGTTTCGATGCGGCTCTGGCCCTTAATGACCGGCGTGGAGACGATCACCGTCTTTTTGTCCCAAAAGGTCGTCTGTCGCTTCTGGGCCAAGGATAGCGGGTCGCCCTCCGTTCCGGCGCTGGCCGGATAGCGGTCAACCTCGTCCGCCAGCAACACCTTGATGGGACGGCTGGCAAGGCCCGTTGCGCTGTTCGCGCCCACGATGGTGATGTGGCCACCGGGGAAATTCTTCTTCATGATGGTGTTGCCGGAATAGCGGCTTTTCACGTCGATCTTGTCCCGCAGCTCCGGCGT